CGTTACCTTCATTTTCAACTTGAGCTATTCTAAATAATCGTTTAGAATCTTCTCTAACTAGATCTCTTTCCTGTATATACTGATCTTCAGACATATCAAATATCTTTTCATAAATATAATCAGAAGAGAACATTTTGCTGTCTTTCATTTGTGCAGCAAGATCTATCTTTTCTTTTAATAGAGCAACTTTTTCTTGTTCAAATATTATAGAAGGAGTAGTTAATCTAATTTCAAAGTTAGTTAAACTTTCTCCAGTAAATCCTTGAGTATATAAATGAACTAATGCTATTTTAGTTAACTCAGATTCTACTATTCTTTGTATTCTTTCTACAGTTCTAGCAAATCTTATATCTTCTGCTGCTAAAGTAGCCTTACCTTGTAAGTCTCCTTCATATCCAAAATATGCTTTTGGTATCTTTAAAGCAGCAAATAATTTTTCTTGCAAGTATCTAACGTCAGTTACTCCGTCATATTCTAAACCTTTAGTAGTTTCTATTCTAGTAGAAGAATCTCCTCCTCTTACAGGAAGGTAGAAGTCTTCCATCTGATTCTGTAGATTGAATCTTAAGTTATATTGACCATCTTCTCCAACATAAGGAGTCTTTTTCATCTGATTAATGGTCTTTTGCATAAACTGTTCTACCTCGTTAGGGGGTATGTTTCCTACATTTATATAGAACATCCTCTTTTCTGGTGCACGCATTATTCTATGAATAAGCATTGCATCTTCCATTAATGTAACTTGCTTATATATTTTTCTAGCTGGTTCTATATAAGAACGGCCGTAAGGTAAGTAGTTAGTATCAGAGATTAATCTAAAATGAGCTATTTCAAAATTATCAAAATTTATAACTTTTTTATTTCTCTTAGGAATATAATTTGGATCTGATGTAGCTGCTAATCCATCTGGATCTAAAGTAAAAGATACTTTAGTAGGTTCATCTGGATCAATTCCTTCGTACCTAACCATATGGTATACAGTATAAGGTAGTACGTTATATACGCCAAATTTTTCTGCTATTTCTAATTTGAGGAAAAAGTCTCCATACTTACACATATTACGTATCCAAGACCAGAGATTAAATTCTACGTTGAGTACATCGTAAAATAAGTTATAAAGTATTCTCTGTATATTTTCATCTGATGAATTAATACTCAATAATTCGTTTTGATCATTTTTAACAGTAGCTTCATCAGCTATAATATCTAATGCAGATGCTATTATAGAATCAGTATCCATTGCTTCATAATCTGAATATAGCTGTATACGAAGTGATTGATAGTTAAGATTAGGATTAAATATATTTCTATTGTTGTATATGTATAATCTACTAAATCTATCTAAAAGAGAGTTAGTTTGGAATTTACCAGAAGTTTGAATCTGGTTTATATCGGCTACTTTAATCTGATCGCCGCCGACATTTCTTACGACAACATCAGTTGCAAAGACTCTTTTAAGTCTTGAAAATAGAGAGGTATTAGCCATTCGTATATATTTTTATATAAATAGTTTAGTTAAAATAACCAGGATATATCTTCTTCACCACCCCTGGTCTTTATAAGATACGGATTTTCTTTCTGAGTACCAACTGATTTAACAACTGCTCTGTTCTGAGCATTAAGGTTATTAAAAGAAGAAAGCTGTGCTCTAGCTAAATCCATACCTTGTTGTCTCAGTCTTAATGCAGTATCCCTTACGTATAACGCAGTTGCTGCGGACATTACAAGATCATCGTTATATCCATCTTGAGCTTGAGCTTTACCGTTTCTCCATATGAACACTCTCATTTCCTCTAATAATCTTTTAGATTGAATAGTTACTGATTTATCTCTAACGTACTCCATAAGCTTAGCTATTACTAAAGGTCTTGTTCTTGCTGACATAGTAAATCCAGGTACTAATTGATCTCTTTCATACTTAGACATATACGATTCTACAGTATCTAAATGATTTTTTGGGGAATAGTATAAGTTTCTATATTCTCTAGCCATTACTTGTTCTATAGTAGACCACCCTATGTTAGCATTTTCAATCACTAAAAGTGCATCATTATATTCAGATGCTATTCCTACAAGTACATTACCAAATTCTCGTGGAGATAACTTACCTTTATACTCAGCTATTTGAACACATGATTCTATATCGAATATGTGAAATGCTGAATAGTCAGTAGAGTCTCCTCTTGAAACGTCTGCTACTACCATATAGTCTTTAGTATAGTCAGCAGGTTCCCATATCCATAGATTACCGTCTACTCCTCTCCTTTCAGCTGATTCTTTTAACCAAGTATTTTCGATAAATGTCATATCATCAGGTTCAAATACAGTATCACCAGAGGCCAAGAAGTCACAATCACATTCCTGTCCAGCCATCTTAGGTCCTAAGTCTGCATCTTGTTGATCCCTCCATTTTTGATCTCGTTCAGGATGTACTGTCCAAGGTAATCTAATTGGTAAAAAACTATTTTCACCTGATTCAGCTTTAGCCCATGTTTGGTGAAACCAGTTACCTATACCATTCGGTGTAGACAGTGCCATACATTGACCACCTGTAGCTAATGTCTGTTGTGCTGCAGTAAAGGTTTCATCTACATTTTCTATAAAGGCCGCCTCATCCATTAAGAGTAACGATACTGCTTCCGATCTTGCAGCATCAGGTGATGATGATTTAGCTTGTACTTTAGAACCGTTTTTAAGTCTTAACGATAATTTATTTTTTTCTACAGCAGGTAATCTTAACCATTTAGGAAGTTGATCGTACATAAAAGTAACTTTAGTAACTAAGTTACGTGCAGTAGCTTGAGTAGTTGCTAGTGCTAGTACATTTTTATCTTTGTGGAATATCATCAACCATAATGAGTATCCTGAAGCTAGAGTAGATATACCTAACTGTCTTGATTTAAGAGTAATTAAATATTGGTTATCTCTAAATAATTTTAATACTTTATCTTGAAAAGGGTAAAGATTAAATAAAATTCTTCCTCTAGTTGGGTGCTGTATATAGCAATACTTTCTCATAAAGTACGCCGGATCTTTAGCACATTTTATATATTCTTGTGCTATTATTTTTTTTATATCTTGTGCCATAACTTACTTTTTATCCTATCTTAGAGATATTCTGTATCTCAATAGTACCTTGTGTGTGTCCATTACTTCTTGCATTGACAGCTACCGAATATGGATCACCTCCTTGAGTAATTTTGAAAAATAATTTTAATCCTCCAAAGGATTTACTGTCTTGTACTTCAATAGGTTCTTTACTGTCTTCGTCCTTTCCGTATAGATCGATAGCTTCTCCTCTTGCAAAAAAAGTTAACTTAGCATTACCTCCTGATGATTGACCTTCTACTTTAAAGAACGCAGGATTAACTCCAGTTAAAGACATTGCAAAACCTGCTATTGCTACCATTGCATTATCTACTTTATCGTCTGCAAACTTTCTAAATAAAAATTCAATAGACTTTAATGCTGCATACTTACCCCTCAACCATCTTAATGGGTCTTTTATTTTAGAAGTAGGTTCAGAAGGTAGTTCACCAGTATCTACATTATATATTATGTTAGGGTTACCTCCTATCAAGCTTTCTACTTTATTACGAAGTCTTTTAATACCATTTTGGTATTTAACAATATCGTACTCTATTTCGTCTTTAGTTAAGTTGTAGTCATCTTTAACTTTAGTATACTTTTGTAGTAATGCTTTAGCTTTTCCACCTTGTGCATCTTGTTGTTTAAGAGATATAGCTGTTAAAGGTCTTGCAGTACTTTTCCATTCTTCATTAAAAAGACCGTTAAGATTTTCTACAGATTCTATTTTATCTAAACCGGTTACTTCCCCTGTCTGAATATAAACATCTCCTGGACACCATTTGTCTGCTGGTAAGTTAGTGAGCCTGTTTGCTTTCTTTCTGATTTCGTCGAATATTCCTGTTCTAACTAAATTACCTCCTGGGTATGCTTCTCTCAATAATAATGCGCTTGAGAGTGGTTGGTTAATAAACTTAACATATGAATTATTAGTACCAATGTTCTCTAAGTAATTTACTACCTTAGCAGTTGCTTGAGAATTTTCTCCTGGTATACCATTTCTGGCTAAACTTAGTAAGTTATTTGCTCTTGATTCTATATTGTCTTTAGTAAATGGTGAAGCAATATCACTTACATAAAATAATGAAACAAATGCTTCCTTTATATCAGTATCTGCTTTATCTGCAGTAGGAACTCCTTTGAGAATAATTTTATATTTTTTACCTCTAAAAGTAACTTCACAAAAACCAACTGATGAATCACCACCACTATTGTATTTAAAAGAAGTAATTTCGTTTTCTTTTTTAGCTAATTCTTCTATCTCCTTAAACACACTCTTACGTAAATCTGTAGATTGAGCTCCAGATTGAGGAATTTCAGAAAATTTTAAAGTAATATTAGTCCTACCAGTATCTGCTGATATTTCTCCGTAACCGTTTATATTATTTGAAATAAAATTTACTAGGTCTACGTTTTCATTTAATAGGAGATTAAAACCAAATTTAGATTCGAAAACTTTGAGATCGTTTTCGTTGTTAAGGTCTGGATATCCTTTTTCACACATCCAAGCCCATTCTAATATGGTTCTATCTATAAGACTCATTTTATCCTTCTTCTCCGGCCTCAAAGTCTATTGGCTCATCAGATAGGTCTTCGCCGCCTTCATCGCCGCCTCCTGCGTCTGCTCCTAGATCTTCTCCTCCAGCATCAGCACCACCTTCTTCACCGGGGAATTCTCCTCCCCCGCCTCCACCGCCTCCGGTGTCAGCATCAAAATCTCCTCCTTCTTCTTCTCCAGCTCCAGTCATTGGTGCTTCTTTATATAGAATATTAAGTTTATCTAACGCTTGTTGGTAGTCGTCAATTTTATTTATATAGTATCTTTTTCCTAAAATTTGAGCTTCGAATGTACTACCAGTCCATTTAAGTATATAGTCTTGACCATTTTTTAAATTTATTCTAAAGGTAGTTGGTCTAGGAGAAATCCAGTCAACACTATCAACAAACTCTTTGAAGTCTTCAGTTTGTAATTTTATAATAGCTGCTTTTACAGTTGGAAACTTAGATAGTATTGTATCAGTAGCATCTTCTAGTACAGCTCCATGCTCTTCTCCTGGTTCTTCTGGTGTAGGTTCTTCCTCTTCTATCAATTCATCTAATAGTGATTCCTTCATTAGATCTTTAAATCTTTTAGAAGGTAACATATCTTCAGGCTCTATGTAAGTTCTAGAACCTTTTGGATCTACATGAGGTCTTCCATAATCATCTTTATCGTCTGCTTCTTCTAAACCAGGAAAGTTACTCATGTTTTGTAAAAACTTGATTTTTTCTTCTTCATTTCCTGGTATATCGTCTTTAAAGTGTTTGATCATACCAGGGTCGTAATCTTTTTTAGGAAAGTACATAATAACATTTCCGTTACCATCATCGTCTACTATATCGGTAATTCTTGCATCAAAAAAAGTTTCTATAGTTTGAGCAAATGAATT